CACGGTTTTTATCCCGCTGATCGTATTGGTGAAAAAGGTCTTGATGCTGTTCCAGGTATTGGAGAAAAACGTCTTTACGCTCGTCCATACCGTATCCCAGTCCGTGCCGAACCAGGAGAGGAACACATTTGCCACACCCTTGAGCGTATCCAGTACTGTGGAGAAGATCGATTTGATGCCCTCCCAGATCGAGGAGAACACGCCTTTTACCGCTTCCCACGCTCCTGACCAGTTTCCCTGGAAGAGATTGCTGAACACATCAAAGAGGCCAAGCAGCACATCAAGCACCGTTCCCAATACTGTGGAAATCACCTGGAATGCGCCTTCGAATACAGGGGCCAGCACCTCGCAGAACTTATTCCATACCGCCTTGATGACCTCGGTGATGTCCTTAAAGGAAAACCCAAGGGCATTCAACCGCTGTACGATGCCATCGGAGAAGGCTTTGAACTTCGCCTTCAGCCCTTCCCAGATGGCCGTGACCTTATTGCGGAATTCCTCGTTGTTCTTCCACAGATTCACGAAGGCGGCCACCAGGACAGCGATGACGGCAACAACTGCCAGCACTGTACCGGACACACCCCCGAGAGCGACCTTCAGCGCATTGAACACGCCCCCGCTCTTCTTCACGAAGCTGGTTACTTTCAGAATGCCCTTGCCGAACTTGGCAAAGCCCTTCATAGCTGTGCCGACCTTCGTGACGACTGTACCGAGCACGACCAGCAGCGGGCCAATGGCAGCCGCAAGAGCCGCGACCTTCAGGATGGTCTTCTTCTGTGCCTCGCTCATGCCGTTCAGCTTGTCCACGAAGGCTTGCACCTTGCTCACCACTGCACGGATGGCGGGCATCAGCAGCTCACCGAAAGAGATCGCCAGCTCTTCCAACTGGGATTTCAGGATGGTCAGCTGGCCTTTCAGGTTATCCTGCATAGTCGCCGCCATCTTTTCGGAGACGCCATTGTATTCCTCCACCCATTCGATGCCCTTTTCCAGCGCCTCGGACATGGGAATGATCGCCCCGTCCTTGGTCTTGACAAAGGTATCTGAGCAGGAGTCGATTGCGCCGGAAAGCTTGTCGATATCCTCTGGAGCCGCATTCATCAGCGCCAGAAAACCGGACATGGCATTCTTGCCCACCAGGGCTTCCGCCGCATTGGCCTTCTCCGATTCAGTCATCTGCGCAAAAGCGCCCCGACAGTCGGAAAGGATATCCGAAAGATCTCTCATGGAGCCGTCCGCATTGGTGGTCTGGATCGTCACGTCACCGAGGGCCTTGCCGGAGAGCTTCACTTCACCGGTCAGGTTGTTCATGATGGTACGAAGGGCCGTTCCTGCCTGACTGCCCTTGATACCGCTGTTTGCCATCAGACCAATGGCTTCCGCCGTATCCTCTGCAGAGAAACCAAGAGCACCGGCAATAGGCGCACAGTACTTGAAGGTTTCGCCCATCATGGACACATTGGTATTAGCGTTGGAAGAAGCTGCCGCCAGGATATCCGCGAAGTGGCCGGAGTCCTCTGCTTTCAACCCGAAAGCGGTCAGAGCATCCGTCACAATGTCGGATGTTGTCGCCAGGTCTTCACCGGAAGCCGCCGCAAGGCTCATGATGCCATCGATACCGGAAACCATATCCCCGGTCTTCCAACCGGCCATGGCCATATACTCGAAAGCGGAAGCTGCCTCTGTTGCGGAGAACTTGGTCTTGGCACCCATCTCACGGGCTTTCGTGCGCAGGGCATCCAGATCATCCCCGGTTGCGCCGGAAATGGCGGACACCTTAGACATGCCCTCATCAAAGTCTGCCGCGGTCTTTACGGCCGCCGTGCCGAGCCCAACGATAGGTGCGGTCACAGTTTTCGTGAGTGTGGAGCCCACGGACGTGATCTTCCCGCCGACTTCCTCAAATTTTCCTCCAACCTCTTCAATTTTCGCCAGGGTCGCATTGGTGGAGGACGCCTGAGATTCCAGAGACCTTAGCTGCTGCTCCGTTTCCTGGATCTCACGCTGGAGAGCATCATACTGCTCCTGGGTAATCTCACCCTTCTGGAGCTGCTCGTTTGCCTGTTCCGCCGCTGTTTTCAGGGTAGCCAGCTTCTCCTTGGTCTCGGAGATCGCCTGTGTCAGCAGTTTCTGCTTCTGCGACAGAAGCTCGGTATTGGAGGGATCGAGCTTGAGGAGCTTCTCCACGTCTTTCAGCTGGGACTGCGTACTCTTGATTTCTTTATTGACTCCCTGCAACGCGGAGGAGAGCTTTGTGGTATCGCCGCCAATTTCAACGGTGATTCCCTGAATCCGTCCAGCCATGTGATCCCTCCTTTCTGCCCATCATGGGCATGTTATTCAGCCTCTGTGGGCTGTAAAAAAGGAACTGACGGATATTGCTCCATCAGCTCCCTTGTCCTTTTCCGATTCTTTTGTTTGAGTGCCTCTGCGTTCCGGAGGAACTTCTCCGTGCATCGCTGCTTCTGAATGAGAAGCCGCATTCGGTTATACCCCGCGATGTCCTTTCGGAGCGCCTCGTCCGTTACGCACACCGGGTACACCACACCACACTCCGGGCAACGGAAAAAGGTGTGCTCGATCTCACCATCCCGAAGCGTTTCCGGCTGCGGATGGATCTCCGCTTTGCACTTATCACAGATGATCTGCATTGGCTCTTTTCCTCTGAACTTTCGCAGTAATTTTGATTTACTGCTGATTTAATGAAATCCGTTTTTGTGCATGAAAAAACCCTGCCAGTGTCCACCAGCAGGGTCTATCTGAAATTTGTGCGGCAATCCGCAATTTTTTCTCAAGTGTTAGTTATCTGGAAATGAGACTCTCATCCAGCAGGAAATCCTCAATACCGACATACTGAATGCCATTATCATCCCGCCACGGTTTCACATAATCTTTCACGACGACGATTTTCTTGAATGAATCAGGAATTCTTATCAGAGAAGCAATCTCCTGCTCCTTCTTTTCCGGATCATCGATAGTTAATGCGGATTGAATATAGTATCGTTCATCGCCCCGGTTTACAACAAAGTCTACTTCCAGCTGTTTGCGGATGTTCTTTCCTGAATCATCCCTCGTATTCTGCTCAATCACACCGACATCCACGTCAAAACCCCGCCGAATCAAATCATTGTAGAGGACATTCTCCATCAGGTGCGTTTCTTCCAATTGTCTGAAACCAAGTCTTGCATTCCTTAGACCAGGATCAGAGTAGTAGTACTTGACGGGCGTCTTGATATACTTCCGCCCCTTTACATCGTACCGCTCTGCTTTTTGGATCAGGAATGCTTCCATGAAATATCCAATATAGGTATCGATGGTATCTGGCGCAATCCGAATCTGCCGCTCACTGGCAAACGTATTTGACAGCCTGCTTGGATTTGTCAGGGAGCCGATGCCGGATGCAAGCACATTCAGGAGGATCTCCAGAACTTCCGCATCATTGTTTATCTGATGGCGCTCCAGAACGTCTTTGATATACGTCCTGTTGAACAGATCCCGCAGGTAACGGCTTTTCTCCTCATGAGATTCCATCGTCCACACCAGCGGCATACCGCCATAGGTGTAGTAATCGCGCCATGCTCCGCGCTTATCACCCTCATATTGCTCGTAGACTTCCGCAAAGGACAGCGGATTGACTCGGATTTCATCTCCCCTGTCTCGGAACTGGGTCAAAATGTCTGATGAGAGCATTTTGGAGTTGCTTCCCGTCACGTAAATATCGGCATTCGGGATCTTCATCAGCCCAAGCACTACATCGATGAAAGTGAGTTTCTCATTCGGGTCATCCACATACGGGTTGGGAATTTCAGTTACAAACTGGATTTCATCGATAAATACATAGTAGCGTTTACTTTTATCCGGCATCCGCTCCTTCACGACTTTGTTCAGCTCAAAGGGATTGCGATATTTTGCATTATCGATCTCGTCCAGAGCAAGTCCCACGATTTGGTCTTCTCCTACACCATGATCCAGGAGATACTGACGGTAAAGGGTGAACAGAAGGTAGGATTTCCCGCTCCGGCGAAGACCTGTAATGACTTTGATCCGGCCATTTTCCTTTTTCCGGATCAGCTGATCCATATATTGTTTTCTTGCATACTGCATTGATACAACCTCCATGAAATTTTTGCGGCATCCGCATTTTTTTCACGAGGCTATTATATCACAGAGTACGTGAACATAGCAAGTCATTCATCTGAAATTTTTGCGGCATCCGCATTTTTTTCAGTTATATCCGGTTCATATCCGCCTGGGTCGCTTCCTCGCGCCACTCCATGGAGTCCCGGCTCTTCTCGTTGAACATATCGTTCACGGAGCCAATCGTCCGGGCTGTCGTACTTCTCGTCCGGATGCGCGGCGCAGTACATTATCGTCATCACTCGCTGTCTCCGGCATGATGGTCTCAGCCACAGCGCCGCACTTATCGCATTTGATTTGCAAAGTGCCTCCTCCTGTTTCCGGGCATAAAAATACCCTATCGGCTTTTGACCGACAGGGTTATAATCGATTCTTATAAGTTGGGTTTCATTTCACTGGCACATAGACCGTCCGATTTCCGTTCTTCTTCTGCATCAGCTGTCCTGCTTCGCAAAGACCCTTTAAGACTTTATATGCTTTGGTCGAACCGAAGCCGAATTCCTGTTCTACTTCTTTTCGGGTAACCGTGCCTTGCTCTTTCGCCTTCTGGTAAACAGCTGCTCGAATTTCTTCTATCTCCTGCATAGGCTCAGTTTGGCTGTTCATGGTGTCAGTAACAGAATTCGCTTCACTCTCCGTATTCTCATTACGGTTGAAAAGTTCCACCGTAAAGGCTCCTTCAGCGGATTTGAATATAGGTTGGTGTTCACACCCCTGATAGAGCCTCATGATCTTTCTGATGCCTGTTCCATAACTCTCAACCAGCCCAAGGCGATAGAAAACCGCAGCCAGATTTGGATTTCGGGATTGAGAAACACCCATGAAGATTGCTTCCATTGAAATGCCTCTGACCAGCCCCCCAAGAGAAACGAACTCCATGTGATCATCAAACATATTAATGATCGTACTTCCTGAGAAAAGGTAATCCCGGTGTATGATGCTGTTGAGCAAAGCTTCTCTGACCGTCTCCTCCGGGTAATCCCGCTGATCAGTACGCCTCAATCCCGTAAAAGTCGCTTCCGTCTTATTGAAGAAGTCAAGGAACTGATACGCATCGTTCAATTGCTTCAGTAGTGAACCGGAAAACTCTTTCCTTTCTCTGAAAACTGCGTTATCTACGCCCTGAAACACCGCCACTTTAATGGTGTGGACACATTGGTCTGACAGGAGAAGCGCAAGGTTTGTATACAGCCCATCACTCCCGATCATCTTCAGAGTCTTTATCTGAGCGGTACCGAATTCTATATTTCGGGCTGCCATTTCAGCCTGAAAGGACTCAAATGTCAGTTCCTGGTTCAGGCTCCTGCATTCTTCATAAGATTTACCGGAAGTCTCCATGATCATCTCACGGATACCAGCTTCATTAAGAGGAATACACGCAGATCCTCTCCGAACAAATACGCCCTTGGGTTTTAATCCTTCTTTTGCCAGATAATACGGTCTCTCTGTTCCTACCGCTATGGTTGTTTTCACAACCTGCTTGCCTTCCATCTCTACAGGACGAATCTGGATAAACGGCATAATGTCGGGCAATATCGTATCGTGCGCCACATTGGAAATGCGTGTCATGACATCGTCTGGATCGGATACACCGACCACACTGCCATCATTGCGAATACCGACATATAACTCCCCGCCTTCCGTATTTGCAAAGGCTACTATCTCCTTCGGAACACTATCAGGCAATGTTCCTTTCACCCGGTCCAATTCCTTGAACTCAGTATCGACGCCTTCTATCATCTGCTTTCTCTCCTTTCGCTTCTTTCTCTTTCTTTCTCGCTTTCTATTTTAGCGAGTGAGAAAGGAAAAGTCAAGTGGAGGAAGCAAACCTGATTGTAAAGTTATTTTGAACAACACATTCTGTCGGAACATCCGCTGCTCTCGCTTAGATTTTATCCATATCCGCCTGCGTCGCTTCTTCCCGCCAATGGATCTCATCCCGGCTGTGCTCATGGAACATGTCGTTCACGGAGCCGATGGTCAAAAGGTCCAGGTCAGCGATACTAAGCCCCAGCTGCACACAGCGGAGCATAAACAGAGCAGTCGTCATTGGCCGCTCTGTCTTCCTTAGTTTTTTCTTGCGGGCACGGTGGTCTTGATGTTCATGCCCCACAGGTCGATCAGCTCCGGAAGGATCTGATAAATGCTGAAGGTGTCGAACTGGTCAAGCCATTCGTCCGGGCTGTCGTACTTCTCGTCCGGGTGTGCGGCGCAGTACATGACGAAGCTCAGATCCTCAAACATCTCCAGGGAGAAGCCGTCCAGGGAGGAAGCCTCTTCGTCCTGATCCTTGATGGCGTCGTTCAGGGCCATCAGGTCCTTGTACACGTCCCGGCCGAACCTGTTTCTATAGATACGGGGAATGGCGGCAGACGCCTTGAACTCCACCTGCTTTCCATCAATTTCAATCTTCTTTGTGACTGCCATAGGTTTTATCCTCCTCAAAATTCATGTAGTTAGGCAGGGAGTGTTTCATCCCTGCCGTTTTCGTCTCAGCCCGCAGGCTGATCTTCGCCGTCGTTCTCACCGGACTCATCCTCGGGTTCCTCTGAAGCGGGCGGCATATAAACCTCGTCGTACCAGGCATCGTACACAGCCTTGCTGGTATTCTCGCCGGTCTTGGCCTTCACATAGCCGTTCGCCAGCGCGGAAGCGATGATGGACAGTTCCTCGGTCTGGACGTCCTTCTCGTCTTCTTTGGTGTCGCCTTCCGCAGAGGGGCGGGACGCGCTGCAGCAGTAGAACACATGGCGGATCGCTTTCTGATCGCCGGTGAACTCAAACAGCAGGGCAAAACGCTCGAAGGTGTTGTCCGCGTTCTCCAGCAGCACACCGTTGGCGTCCTCTTCCTCGTGCAGGATGTCCTTCAGGAACTCCTCCGGGATCAGGGCCAGTTCCAGGTCACCCTCGTAACCGGCGTTGTTGTTGAGAACCACATACACGATATCGTCGGCGTAGAAGTTCTCGCTCTCGCCCTCGGGATCAAGGCCGATGGAAACCGCGCCAGGCAAGCGTACCGGCTTGCCATAGGTCACATTGCCGTCTTCGTCGAAGGTTGCCTTTGCGTAATAGCAATTCTTCAGACCGAAGCGGACCTTGTTTTTCTTCTTGCTCATGGGTTATCCTCACTTTCTGACCCTTCCGGGCCTTCTTCGTATTGGAGGTCAATCGTGACCTCGTACAGCACTTCGTACATCTTCTCTTCCTTGATCCACACTTCCGACTTATGGAAGAACAGCTCATGCTCTGTCAGGAGCTTCTCCACTCTGGCTTCCAGGGGCGGGTTCTTCTCATCCGTGTACAGCTCGATGTCGAGGTGATGGAGCTGGTAATACACGATATCGTCCGCGCCAATGGGAACGTTCTGCGGATAAAGGAAGCAGACAAAAGGCGGGTCCGGAGACTCGCCCTCTGCAAAGTGGTCATATGCGACGGGAAGGGACATCTCCTCCAGCATCGCCATTACATCTTCATGCGTCATATCGTCACCCCTTCAGCGCCTTCTCGATCAGACCTTCCAGCATTTCGATGCCCATCTCCTCCGCAGGCGCGATATGCGGGATAGCCCGGACACGACCGCCGCCCCGCTTGGCATGTCCTTTCTCCAGCAGGTGAGACAGCATGTAGCGATTAGGCGAATACACCGTCTGCTCCAGACTTTGGCTGCTCTCCGCCGTAGTCTTGACCTTCCAGCTCTTTGCGTAGCGGCCCGTCCTCACAGGTGCGGAGCCGTTGATCTGGTCCTTCACCGCCTTGGAGGTCTTCCTGACGGCAGACTTCACGCCCTGGGAGGAGAGATTTGCATACTCCTCCAGCCCTTCGTTGATGGCTGCCGCCATCTCGTCAATGCTCACTGTCCTGCTCATACTGCACCGCCCTTCTTCTGCAGCTTGCAGACAATCCGGATAGTTTTCTTCTGGTAATTCATGAAATCCACGGACTGGATGTCGTAGGTGGAATCCTTGAATGCGACCCGGTAGTGTGTGCTGTCGAGGTCAGAAAGCTCCGGGCACCAGCGGACTTCAAAGTTGATGGTCTGCTCCTCGGTCGTGGTGGCAGCCTCGTTTTCTTTGTCATACTGATAGGTGCTGGCGTAGGTGCAGCAGGAATAGTAATCCGTCCAGGCGTTCTTGTGGTTTCCGTATTTATCCACGGTCACCGTGTTCTTTTGGACGGTCAGCCGTTCATTAAACCTTGCGATCTTCCGCTCCATCAGAACACCCCTTCCCGCACAGAGGACAGGAGGTTCCGGAGGGTCATCACCAGCTCGTGGTGGTCTGCCTCCTCCCGGTGCTCATACAGATATCCGAGAGAGAAAAGCACCGCCGTCCTCATAAGAG